AGCTCCTGGTGTTGTAACACTTGTAAATTTAACTAAATCTCCAACAAGTAAGTTATGTGCGTTTTTATTAATTGTTACAGTTGCAGATCCTGTTGTTGATGTATAAGTGCAAGAAGTTAAAGCTGTTGCTAAAGGAGTAATGTCATAAAACACTTCGTCAAAAAGAATATATAAAACTTTGTTTGTACCAATAGCTACATATCGTCTACCTGTTAAATCAAACCAAGAATGTATATCTCTAGCTGCTCCTACTAATATAGATGAATTAATCTGTTCCCAACCACCTATCTTTTCAGGTGAGCCATATTGAAAACGTACATTATCTCCATCAATCCAACGACCTTCTGCTTGTGATGCTGTATCATTCTTATCAAAGCCTGGAGGTAAAGGTATCTTTTTTAATGGCATATTTATGCTTATTATACATTAGTTTTGACACTATTTATATTATACTATATAAATTTTGCTATCGTATAATACGCCTTTTTGCTATTATACAACGCAGAAATTATGAATGAACTTAAAGATTATATATTAGTATTAGAAGACATTATACCAGACAAACTGTGTGATAATATACTAAGTGAATATAAGGAGTCTAATGAATGGTCGGATACTTTAATAGGTAATGGAGTTGTAAATAAAAAAATAAGAAATTGTTATTCTTTACCCTTATCTAATAAAGATATTATTGGTAAAAATAATTTTAGAAAAAATTTAGATGATAATATTTTTGAATGTGCAAGTAATTCTATTAAAAAATATAATGAACAATTTAGTAAAGCTCATATAACCAAAGATAGCGGTTATGACTTATTAAAATATGAAAAAGGTGGTTTTTATACTGAACATTGCGATTCTTTTTCTGCTATACCTAGAACAATATCTTGTTCTTTTATATTAAATGATGATTTTAAAGGAGGACAATTTAGTTTTTTTAAAAATAAACTAATTTATTCTTTAAAAAAAAGATCAGTAATTATGTTTCCATCAAATTTTATGTATCCTCATTCTATTCTTCCGGTGACAGAAGGTACTAGATATTCAATTGTAACTTGGTTTTTATAAATATGAAAATTATGAAAGCAAAAATAATTTGGTTCCCTAATTTTTTAACATCTGTCACAGAAGATAAGTTAAGTAAAAATAAAAATTGGAAATGGAAAAATAATCATTATGAAAAAATAAAAAAAGATATGATTAATTTTGGATTATATTTTCCAGGTGTTATTATGAAGGATGAAATTCATTCAGGACATTATAGGTTAAAAATAGCTAAAGAAATTGGTTATGATGGTATAGAAATGTATAGGGTAAATAATTATGCTGATGTTAATTTTTTAAGTAGATTTAATGAACTATCTTATAAATTTTTAATTAAAACAAGGAAACTTAAAATTAAAATTAAACCAATTAGTGAATTTTTGTAAAACTTGAAATTATTTTAAACAATGGTAAATATAAAGATATGATAATTTTAGATGAAATAAAAAAAGAAGAAAATTACTCCCATAGTTTGATAGTTACTTATCCAAGAACTGTTCAAATATCTCACGGTGTTTATGATAATGTAGTTGATATGCATAATATGTGTATTATGATTTCTCAAAATTTAGATACTTCAGAAATAACTAATGTTTATGGAGGTAAAACTCCATGGGGATTTTTCAATAATAAACCAGAGTTTACAAGATTTATAGATTATGTTGTACAAAAACATCAAACTTCAAATCCATTCTTTAGTAAAGAAAATTGGTATAATAAAAACATAAGTTTTGATTCATGGGGTAATGAAATTAAAAAAGGAGATAGTGTTGCAATGCATACTCATAAAGATCATCATTTAATTTTATATTTAACAGAGGGTGCCTCATTAATTCTTCCAGAACTTAAAATAACTATTGTTCCTAAAAAAGGTCATTACTATATATTTCCACCTCATGTACTACATGGAGTCAATAAAATAGAAACAGATGCTAAAACAAGATATTGTTTAGTAACTAATATTATTGAAAGTCCAGACTGGAAAAAAAATAAACTATTAAAAGAACTAAAAGATAAAAATGACATTTGAATCTTTAGAACAAGCAAAACTATTTCATAAATTAAACAAAGATAATTGGATTGGAGAAGCAATTCCAGAACATAAAGAAGCTATTTTTGAAAATATAAAAAATAAAAATGTGAATACAATTTTAGATTATGGGTGTGGAAAAGCACATTTTCATAAACTTTTATTTAAAGATTTAAAACATCTTAGAATTACAAAGTTTGATCCAGCAGTTGAAGAGTTTTCAAATAAACCACAAGGACTATTTGATTTAATATTATGTATTGATGTTCTTGAACACATAGAAGAAAATAAATTAAAGGAAACTATTGAAGACATATTTAATTATGGAAATAATGTAATTTTTACTATTACTTGTTACCCCGCAACTCAAATTTTACCTAATGGAAAAAATGCACATTATACAATTAAAGAACCTAATTGGTGGGATGAATTACTAAAACCTTATTTAGGAAAATATACTGTATTTTACAAAACAGATCCAAAAAGAAGTTCTATAACAATTAACAAGGAAGAATGGGTACCTGATTCTATTACTATTGAAAGATATTTAAAAAACCCAAATGATAAAAGAATTGATAAAAATCAAATAGAGAAAATAAAAAATTATTTAAACAATAACCCAAGAAGTTAATATATATTTTTCGCCTTTTAAAGGTGGGTTTCCTCTATGAACATAAGGAAATGCCGCAGGCCAAATTACTATTCTTCCTTGAACTGGGGAAACTCTAACAGACTGATGTAAAAATTCTGTTTCCCCTCCTTCATTTACATCATTTAAATAAATAGAAAATGCCAGCACTCTGTTTGGTTCTTTGTCATAATGTTCTACATGCCAAACATGATAACCTCCGCTTGGAATAGTTTTTTGTAATCTAAATCCAGTATATTTAAATGACTGACCCTTATAAAGATCTTCTAGCCCTGTATTAACTAAGTAATGTCTTAAAGCTATGTCAAAATTAACAAATAATATTTTAAAATTTGTAAACCAATCTTCTATATTTTCTGGATTTAAGGCTACAGTTTGATCTTTTTTTTCAAACAAACCAGCATTTTCGCTTTGTAATCTAGAAAATGATTTATTAAATTTATTTTTATTTTCATAAAAAGAAATCATTTCATTACAAGTATCTTTTAAAAGATACCCATCATAAATACCAATAAAATTATCTAAATTGGATTTTTTTTCCATAAAAAATTAATAAATGTCTTCTGAGCTGTATGTAGATATTCTAGGTCCAATTCTATTTGTTTTCTGTTCAACTGTTTCTTCAATTTTAACAGATTTAAAATTTCCAGGTTCTTCTGGAGTTGGAGTTGGATTAGGAACGGTTTCATAAATAAAATTGTTGTCCCAATCATATTGTAGTTGTTTTAAATGTTCTTTATCCCATTCATCAGCAAAAATTTTTATGTTTCCAGTAAATAAATCATTATCTTTTCCATCATTATATTCTACTTGATTAAAATCATTTGAATCTCCAGTATATTGAATAGCATGAATATCTTGTTGAATATTATTTGTCCAAAAATCATTATTTAATATATCATAACCAATACTAGCACCATCTCCGTATTGTTTTATAATTTTTTTATCAATTGGAACTATAGTCCATTTTCCTTTTTTCATAATTTTTATGTTTTAATTATATATATCAAAGTTAAGTAAGGTTGTAAAACAGAGGTTGCGTCTCCTGTAAAATTAGCGGATAAATTATGACTATGTGCTCCTCCACCTCCTGCGGAACCAGAGGTAGCCCCTGAATTACCGTTTCTAGAACTACCATCACCTTGTTCACCAGAAGTACCTACAATATTTGCGTGAGTATGTGTATGTGAAGGTAATTGTGCTGTTGTTAAAGTAGTATTAGCTAAACTACCACCAATATTTCCAGTATTAGTTACAGTATTAGCCCCACCTGTTGAAGCTAAGGCTTTGTTATTTGATTTACTTAAAGTTAATTTATCTTTTAAATCAGGAACATTAAAAGTAGTTGATCCATTTCCTGAACCATAAGTTGTACCAATAACAGCAAACAATGCTGCATAAGTTGATCTTGAAACAGCAGTTCCATCGCATTCTAAAAAACCACTAGGTATGGAAGAATAACTCCAAGGCACTATAAGTCCAGTGTTTAAACCTTCAATCCCGGTTAAAAATTGACCATCTATATCGTATCTTGTAGCTTCGTAATTAGACATAAGTTTAAGTTTTAATTATATAAATTAGTGTTAAATAAGGTTGTAAAACAGAAGTAGCATCTCCTGTGTAATTAGCTGATAAATTGTGAGTATGAGATTGGCCTCCACCTGTAGAACCTGTGTTCATGTTTTGAGCTTGAGAATTTGAACCAAGTTGACTACCTGTTCCAACTTGAACAGAGTGAGTATGTGCTGCAATTTCAGGTGTAGTTAATGTAGTATTTCCTGCTGAACCGCCAACATTACCCGTTGGAGCGACTGTATTGGCCCCACCCGTTGAAGCTAACGCTTTAGTGTTTGATTTACTTAATACTGTTTTATCTTGTAGGTCTGGAACTAAAAATGTTGTAGAACCATCTCCTGCTCCATAAGTCGTACCAATAACTGCAAACAATGCCGCATAAGTTGATCTTGAAACAGCTTGACCATTACATTCTAAAAAACCAGATGGAACAGACGCTGATCCCCAAGGAATTACTATTCCAGTATTAACTCCTTGAATTCCAGTCATAAATGCACCTGAAAAATTATAACGTGTACCTGTGTAATTAGACATAAGTTTAAGTTTTAATTATATAAATTAGTGTTAAATAAGGTTGTAAAACAGAAGTAGCATCTCCTGTGTAATTAGCTGATAAATTGTGAGTATGAGATTGGTCTTGTCCTGCAGATCCAGAATTAACTGTACCTGTAACTGGATGTGGTCCTGCCATATCCATACCTGATCCTCCTCCACCTGTAGCTCCTAATGCATTAGAATGAGAATGTGAAGGTATCTGTGCTGTTGTTAAAGTTGTAGCTGCAGCAGAACCACCAATATTTCCTGTTTTAGCTACTGTGTTAGCTCCCATTGTTGAAGCTAATGCCTTATTGTTTGATCTGCTTAAAACTGTTTTATCTTGTAAATCTGGTATGTTAAAAGTAGTGGATCCATTTCCTGCTCCATATGTAGTTCCTATAACTGCAAATAGAGCTGCATAAGTGGATCTACTAATTGCTGAACCATTACATTCTAAAAAACCAGAAGGCGGAGTTGAATCTCCCCATGGAATAATTAATCCTGTGTTAACTCCTTGAATTCCAGTTAAATCAGAACCGTTAAAATCATATCTAGTAGCTTCGTAATTAGACATGATTTATTTATCCCTATAAGTCCAACCTACTGTTGCATCGCCTGAATAGACTAGTGTAAATCCAGCACCTTGTGTATTAACAACTAAATTAGTTGAACTATTTGCTATATTAGTACCATTTCCAGCAATTGTTAAAGCATTAGTATTAAATTTATATGTTGCATCTATTATTGAAACTTCATCACCAGTAGCTGGAGAAGCTGGTAAAGTTAATGTCCATGCTGCAGTTGATGTATTAGCAAGTATTTGTGCTCCCGCTTGAACAGTTACTGTTGTAGTCGCTGCTCTCCATACTTTAGATTCAATAAGTTCTCCGACATTAATACCATCCGAATATAAAACATGTCTATTTCCTTGAGCTAATAAAACACCAGTTCCAGAAGCTGTTTTAAATGTTAATGAATTATTTGCGTGTGCTGTACTATCTATAATATTATAAACTTTTTCAACACCATCTGGCACAACTACAGTTGTTGCTCCAGTTAATGTTCCAGTAAATTCTAATGTAGCATTTCTAGCATCTGATATTGTAGCATCAGTCATTGCTAGTGTCGTGTTAGTAGATGTAATTGCTATTGATTGAAAACCTGCAATAGCTTGCTGTAAAAGGTTTAAATTTGAGTTAGTTTTATCCCCCCATGTACCCGAGTTTTCACCCGTGGCCATAAGTTCGAGTTTTAGATCCGTTGAAAACGATGATGCCATAAGAATTCCTCTTAAATTTTAAATATATCTAATTTTAGTTTCATTAAGCCGCTATGTCAACCACTGCCCAAGTATTAGTTACCCCAATATCTACAACAGCCCAAGCTGATACAAATAAACGACCTGTAGAAGTGGTCATATTTACACCTGTTACATCTATAAGAGATAAAGTCTCACCAGAAGCAATTCCCACACTTGCATTTAATAAATTTGTAGATACTGAAACAATGGTATTTGCATCACTTTCTTCATTACCTAAACTTATTGTTAATAAATTAGTAATAGCGGTTAAATTAGCATCTGCTGTAATAGAATATG